TAGATACACGCTTGGAACGTAGCGAGGTTGATTTTTTACCATTCGCCTACCAAACCAATATATTATAATTATAAGCTTTTAAAATGTTTATCTTTCAATTTTTTGTCCTTTAAATATATGAATATAGATAGCTATTTTCTAATATTATTAGTTATAAATATAATTTTAATACTCTATATTGGGCTAGGAGTAGTAGAAAATTTTGCTGCATCTAATGATCTAAATGAACTCAACGATCCAACAGAGGCTGTTGAAAATATTGCATCTATGTATAATAAAGATCTAATTCAGGCAACAAACGTAATGGCAACTGGTGATCTTACAGTTTCTGGAAAAGTATCGTTTCTACCCAAAGGATCTATTATAGCATATCATGGGCCTACAGTACCTGATGGATGGGTAATTTGTGATGGAAATAATGGTACACCTGATTTGAGGGGTAGATTTATAATGGGCCAAGGTTCTGGTACTGGTTTAACACAAAGAGCTATTGGACAAAAAGGTGGTGAGGAAACTCACAAGTTATCAATTAATGAGATTCCGTCACATTCGCACAGTGTTTCTGTTACTCCTGCCGATGCAGGAGGATATTGTAAAACAGGTCCATGTGGTGTTCAAACGTCTGATAGAAAAATTCTTGATGATTCTAGAGTAAAGGGGATATCCGTAAATTATGCGGGAGGTAGTCAACCACATAATAATCTGCCACCATTTTTAGTTTTATACTATATTATGAAGGCTATATAATTTCTAAAGTAAAGTATAGATGATAACTAGAAAAGATATTGCTATGATAGTTGCTATGGTTCTTATTGCAATAGTTGTTAATATGATTATGAAACCAACCGAAGGTTTTGCAGCAGGTATGGATACTCCACAGGAAGGTTTAGATAATATTGAATCAATGTTAAACAGTGGAACATTAACTTCGACAAATCTTCATTTAACCGGAGATGCTAATATCGAAGGATCACTTAACCTACTTCCAAAGGGAATAATTGTCGCATGGGGATCTGATACAATACCTGCAGGTTGGGCACTTTGTGACGGAAATAATGGCACGCCAGATTTGACAGGAAAATTTATATTTGGATCAAATAAAAATAGGAAATTAAACAGTACCGGTGGAGCAGAAAATGTCACATTGTCAGTTTCACAGATACCATCTCACTCACACAATCTTAAAGTTGGAAAGGGTGATGGGCATACTAATATAGGATATGTAGATCAATGGGATACTAAGATAATAATAGGATCAAAATCAGGATATATTTCAAATACAGGTGGGGGGAAACCACATGAGAACATGCCACCGTATACGGCTCTAAATTTTATTATGAAATTATAATGTTCAATTTATTTATAAAGGATGTTGGAAATTAAAGATTTTATAACTATTATGATATTGATAATAATAGTTAATTTATTTTTTAACTCAAGAAGAGAAATGTTTTCACCTACTGAACAACAGACAGAAGCTATAGATACAATCTCTTCAATGTATAATAATAAAAAAGTAACTACTACATCTCTTAATGTTACCGGTAATGGTACTATTGTTGGTAATCTAGATGTTGGATCACTTAATATTTTACCAAAAGGAATAATTGTTGCTTGGGGGTCCGATATAATACCTGCAGGATGGGCATTGTGTGATGGAAAGAATGGTACACCCAATTTGATAGATCGTTTTCTATTGGGGTCTGGTAAACAGAAACTACTTACAACAGGTGGGGAAGAAACACACAAGTTAACAGTTGATGAACTACCATCACATGATCATGCTGGTATACCTGGAACCCATTGTGAAGGCCACCATTGTGCTGCTTATGGTGGAGGGGAATGGGCTAATTTAAAAAATAGTGCACTAGCAGGTGGAGACAAACCACATAATAATATGCCTCCATACACAGCTGTTAATTTTATAATGAAACTATGACCTAGTTGATACAGAAATCTATTACATTAGCAATAATGTTTTTAAATGTATCCCTTTGGCTAACTACTGTCGCTATTTTAATAACATGAGATGCTACTTTAACAAGAAGTGGAGTTTTATACTTATCGTCAACATCTACATCTGGGTTTGATGACGATAATTTTTTTAAAGTAGATATTTGCTCAGTATTCATGGAACAAATAATATCTTTTGTCTCAAGTAGAGTTTTTAGAATTTCAACATACACCTCCGGACAATTATCAAGAACAAGAATGGATCCATCAATTTGTGGAATGCCATTGTAGTTTTTAATAGCAACGAATGTGTCGATTATTGTAAGTGCTGTTAGATCTAAAAATAAATATGCTTCAGAATTCTCGAAATCTTCTTGTGGTATATCTGATTCCAGTGCTGCTCCTACCATTGTGTTGTAGAAAGTTTGTCTAATAATATCTTCTGAAATTTTTTTCGTTTCTATTGTTTCTAAAAGTTCGACCTGTTTTGAGAAAATATTCTTGAACATATCCATCTGAATAACAGTATTAGCTATTATAACAAGATTTTCTGATATGCTGTTTATATTTCCAAGATACTCATTAAAGGTAGGATTATTGTAATTTGAATTTCCAATATTAAGTGAAGATAAGCACTTTAATCTAATGGCAATTGTAATATTATCTGGTTGTTTAGCCAGTACATTTTTTAGCTGTGTCAACTGTTGGAAAAATTGAGTAAATTCTTGAGGGCAATTTCCAGCATGAAGTATTGTACCATTTAGCAACCTAAATCCGTTCGGAACATTTTTAGAAAGCTTTATTATTTCTAAAATTGTTGTACATATTAGGGCTTTTTTTACCGCATTTGATGTTTTTAGACCCGTTACTGTTATCCAGTCGTACATTGGAATTATTTCAAACATTAAGTTGTAGAATGTTTCCCTTATATCATTCATATTATTTTACAATAATTTAAAAATAGGATTTAAACAAACTAATTCAAATTTATGTATGCTCACCTTTTTGGTACAACTCAAGTTCCTGTTTGATTATGAGCTGGTTGTACACGTCCTTGTCACGTTTCTTGTACCATTGAACAGTACCGCGTTGACCACCCCAAATTTTGTAAGGAGGGTCTCCTTTATTTTCTCGATGGCGCTCAAGTGCGTCCATTTTCATAGATCCGGAGAGGATACCTGAACTAAAACCATGCTTGAACTTTTCAAATTTGAGCTTATTTATCATACTTTCATAATAAGATACTACATATTTATAATCTAGTTCAGTCCATTTTTTGAAATAGAAATTTCTCATTGCAAAAACAGGAATGAATACATTACTTGTATCATTTTCAAGATGTTTTGCATCTTCAAAAAGTACCATATTATACATTTCTTCGAGCTGTTTCTCCTTTTCTACTGAAATTTTCTTGGTTACTAAATTTTGTAGTTTCTGAATCTGATTTAATTCCCAAGTATCATCATCGTCTAAATTGTCCTTGTCAATATTAAGACATTCTTCTAGGCTTTTCGGCTCGTCAAATACAAATGTTTCAAGTTCCTTCTTTTCGTACGGATCGGTTCCGTACTGAAAGTTGGCAAGGATCTTCTGGATAGTGGTTTCTGTTACGAATGAATTGAGACTTGCTTCAATATTAGAATCTTTTTTTTTAGAATAGAGATATGACCAAGCATATTCATAACCAACTTTAACAAAAGCTGAGAAAAAGTCTGCAAAGTTAGAATTCAAATTTACAGATTCAAGTCTAAAAAATGAACGATCGATAGTTCCCCAAACTTTAACTTTGTTGGAAGAGCTTCCATCAAACTTGAGAACCTTCTGATAGACAGATTCTAGTTCCTTCTCAAACTTAACATCCGGATTTGCAAACCTGAACAGCTTTATCAAATCACACAGTCTGCACATAATAAACTTATGCTCTCCAACAAACTTTCCATTATACTTCCAATGATCGTATGATTTAATCTTTTGTTTATCAAGTACAATCTTTACCTTAATAATGAATATTGGAAGTTGGTATTTCTCTCCATCTTCCCTCTTAACATTTATGTTATTCTTATAGGGAATAGAAGATGATTTGTGCAAGATGTACTCGGGATTGGGATACCACCAGTAGTACCATCCATTGAACACATCTCTTGATGGCTTTGTACTACCAAAAGCCTCTTTCAGGAGCTTGCTAGTAATATCTTTGTCCTTAATAGTAAATTTCGGCATGGAATAATTATGATTATAAATTATATTAAAAGAATGATGTTTCAACTTTTGTTATTTATGTAAGAAATAACAAATGGAATAACAGAGCATGGGAATGTTTCAACTTTTGTTATTTATGTAAGAAATAACAAATGGAATAACAGAGCATGGGAATGTTTCAACTTTTGTTTCTGACATAAGATAAATAACCTATATCTGGTGTACTAAAAAAAATTATATAAGGCTCCACAGTTCAATATCTCTTTTATTGACTCCTTTTACAGATCTTCTGCCTGCAATTCTGAACGCGACGTAATTCCTATCTCCATCTATGATAAAGATGGTACTAAAAGTTTCAGGTGAAGTCATACAATAGAAACCCCATTTCCATTTATTCTTCAAAACAACCTTTTTAACATCTTCTACAAGTTCCTTAAACTCAGGGCAGATAATTTCACCTTTTATGTACTCTTCATTTAGATCTGAAACTGATTCTGTCGAAAATCCATTATAGTATCCCATGTTAGAGTTGTAGGCATAAAATTTAAGTCTTGGATAGTAGAATGTTTGCCATTTGATAAACCATTCAAGAATTTTTTTATTTTTGAGCACAGGAATATCTTTGTACATAGCATAATCGATGGTTCTAGTTTCTAATGGTTTTGTCGGACCATTGTACGATTCTCCCTCTGAGGCATAAACTGCATCACCAGTTTTAAGCACATAGTTGTCATTAATTTCAGTACCAGGTCGAGCAAAAAAAGTAGTGGCATTCAGTTTAAACTTGTTTTTTGCCATGGCTACTGCATCTTCCATGTTAAAGAACTTCTTCATCTGAACAGTTTTTTTCTCCTTAGGGTTTTTATTATTGACAAAAGTAACGCCAATTAGCTTTTCTGCATCATCTTGTAGAGCAAAAGTCTCATCATCGTACTTCATAATCAATATGACCTTTATTCCAGTTGTTTCAATTCTCACAGAACCGATAGTAAAAGTATCAATATCAACGACAGTATTCTGCTTAATAGCAATATCACTATTTGTCTTAAGTTTTCCTGAACATG